TTTATAAAAATTTTGTAAAATTTTTTAGTTGATCCAAATATTGAACAAACTTTTATTATTTTAGGCAATTAATAAAATGGAGATTTTATGAAAATTTGTTGGTGTGCTGAAATAGAAAAAGATACAAATTCTTGTAGACTATTTATGCATATGGATAATGCCATAAATATGATAAGATCTGATATGCTAAAAATTGGATATATAGTATATGTAGATAAATATCCAGAGCATGAAGGCATGCTGATGAAATGTGTTTCTCCTAAAGATAAAGATAATTATTTGCTTTGGGTTTTTAATTATATTGAAGTAGAGGATTCTTAAGATGAATTGTGATGTAGCATTTTGCCAACATAAAACTTGTAGAAAAAGAAAAACTTGCTATAGGTTTTTATCTAAACCAGATATTTGTGAAAGTGCTATCAATTTTATGCAAATATGTAAAAAGAAAAATAATTATCAATGGTATATAAAGCATTATATACTTGAGGATAAAAAATCTAATCAACTTTAAAAATTAATATGTTTGGTTGATACATATAAAGGAGATTAAAATGTTTCAAAATAATGTTGTTGTTTCTTTAAAAGCCAATGGAAAATTTTTACGAGAACAAAATAAAAGCGAGATTTTATTACCATTTGGTACAGAATATTCTATTTATATAAAAAATTTGAATTCTGTTAGAATTGGTGTTAGCATTAATATTGATGGAAATAATGTTTGTGATGGAAATAAAATAATTGTTAATGCTAATTCTACTTCTGAATTAAAAGGATTTTTAGAAGGAGACAAAGTAAAAAATAAATTTAAATTTATTGAAAGAACAGAATCTATTGAAAATCATAGAGGAATAAATATAGATGATTCTTTAATTAGAATTGAAATATGGAAAGAATTAGAAATAACCTATAATTATTATAGTGATTTTTATAGATATTATAGTCACCCTTATGATTGGTATTCGTGGAGATGGGGTGGTTTTTATGGCTCTAGTTCGGGGGGATATATTACAACTGGAATTACTACTTCTGGAAGTTGTACTTATTGCGCTACTAATGCTTCTATGCAAAGATCTAATAATTCTTTAACTTCGAATTCTTTTAATCCTGGCATAACAGTTAAAGGAAAAGAAATACAACAAATTTTTAATAATGTTTATGGTATAAATTTTGAATCAAAATCAGATGTTATGGTTTTGAAACTATTAGGAATTAAAAATGGTAAAGTTGCACAATCTCTAGTTTATACAAGTGATAAATTAATATGTTCTTCTTGTGGTAAAAAATGGAACTATGGAATTAAATTTTGTGGAGAATGTGGAACATTTTTAGAACAATAAGGAGTTTACTTTGGATGACAAAGTATTTCAGGCGTGTTTAAGAAAATTTAACAAAGAAAAAGAATCGTCTTGGGATTCTTTGGCTTCACTTTATAATTATCAATCGGGGGAAATTTTAAGATGTGCTTTTAAAAGAGCAAGAAAAAAATTGGGAATAACTAAAGATAATAAACAAGCAATAAAAAGTCTGAAATTTGAAGCACCTAGAATATTAATTTTTGATATAGAAAATAGTTATATTGAAATTGCTTCTTGGGGTATAAATAAGCAATATATAAATAAAACACAAATTTTACATGATTGGTTTATGCTATCTTATTCAGCTAAAATTCTTTATGATAGCGAGATTATTTCCGGTGCTCTTACCCCGATTGAGGCTAAAAATAAGGACGATAAAAGAATTGTTGGTGAATTAAGAGATTTATTGAATAGTTGTGATATTGCTATTACTTATAATGGAAATTTTTATGATATTCCTAAAATAAATACAAGAATGATTGTAAATGGATTTTTTCCTCCTTCTTTTTACAAAAGTATAGATGTATATCAAACTATTTCTAAAAATTTCTCTTTTTCTTCTAAAGGTATGGATTTTGTAAACTATAGATTAGAACTTGAAAGAAAAAAAGAAAATGAAGGAATGTCTTTGTGGATTGATTGTGTTAATGGAAAAGAAGAAGCATTGAAAAAAATGGAAGAATATAATCGCCAAGATGTTGTGGCTTTGCAAGAGACTTATATAAAAATAAGACCTTGGATAAAAGGACATCCTAATATTGGATTGTGGCATAATTCTGAAGATCCTATCTGTGGATTTTGTGGATCTATAAATTTAGAATATATTGATAAACTTTATTCCACACCAACAGGACTTTATAAATCTTTTAGATGTAAAATTTGTGGGGGATTAGGAAGAACAAAAGAAAATACAATTTCCAAAAATAAAAGAAAAAATAATATAAGAAATATATAGTTTTTTGTTTAAAAGCAAAAGAATAGAATTTACTGATCATAAATTTGAAAGTGCAACTCCGCATTTTCTTTTGCTATTTTAAAGGAGTTGAGGAGCTTATGAAAAAAATATATTGTGTTTATTGTATAGAAAATTTGATTAATGGCAAAAAATATATAGGAAAAACAAAAAATTATGATAATCGAAAAAGAATTCATGTTTCAACATTAAGAGGAAATTATCATGAAAATAAATATTTGCAGTATTCTTGGAATAAATACGGTGAAGAAAATTTTAAATGGTATATTATTGATGAATGTTGTGAAAATGAATTAAATGAAAAAGAAATATATTATATAGAATATTATTCAACAACAAATAGGGATTTTGGATATAATATTACGTTTGGGGGAGATGGAGGTTTAGGAATGCCTCACACAGAAGAACAAAATAGAAAGCAATCTGAAAAAATATCTGGTTCTAATCATTATCTTTTTGGGAAAAAAATGCCAGAAGAAACTAAAATAAAAATTTCTATGGCTAAAAAAGGAAAACCCTGGCGTAAACACACAGAAGAAGAAAAGAAAAATCTTTCAATTAAACATTTAGGTAAGAAAAAAGCTAAAAATACTTCTAGCAAATATGTGGGTGTATCATATCATAAAAAGAATAATAATTGGATAGCTTATATTTCTTGGAAGAAAAAAATAATGTTTTTAGGTTGTTTTATTCATGAAGAAGAAGCTGCATTAGCTTATAATCAAAAAGCAACATATTTATATAAAGACAATGCTATTTTAAATGAAGTAGAAGGAAATTATTTAGAAGTCAAAAGAAATACAAGAAGGAAAACACAAGTTTATATTATTTAAGTAAGAAAAGAAAAAGAATTTAATTAAATAAGGTGGTAAAATGCCTATAAAAAGTAAACAAAAAAAAGCAAAGATATTTACTAATAGAGACGGACTTGAAATAGAAAATTGTTATTGCAGAAAATGTATGAAAACCAAGCCTGTCTCTAATTTTTTAACTTCTTTTGATCCTTTAGATAGTAATTTAAGATTATCTGTTTGTAAACAATGTATTAATGATATGTATGATAATATTTATAAAATTGAAAATAGTTTAGAAAATACTATTTATAAATTATGTAAGATGTTAAATATTAAATATGATGATGATGCTATATCAATGGCTAAAGGACATGCTAATACATTGATAGAGAGAGGAACAGGAACTCCTCATTTATTTGGATTATATGTTGCTAAATTAGCAAGTTTAGTTACAAAAAATTCAGGGATATCTGATTTTACTTTTAGTGAAAATGTTAATGCAATTAAACCTGATTTAGAGGAAGAGGAGTTATTTAATAAAGATGAAAAATTAAATAAGATGAGGAAATTCTGGGGAAGTAATTTTAGTATTGATGATTTAAATTTTTTAGAATATAGATTTTCTCAATGGTCGCTTTCTAACAGTTCTGAAACAGAATCGGAAAGAATGCATTTAAAATATATTTGTATTGCCGAACTTGATATTGAAAAATCAATATCGTCTGAAGGAAAAGCTCCAGCAGGATTGATAAAAAATTGGAGAGATTTATTGGAAAGTGCGGCATTAAAACCTGTACAGGCAACAGCTTCTTCTAGCGGAAAAGGTGCTGAAACTTGGGGTATGATTAATAAAATGATAGAAGAAACGACTCCTTCTGAGTTTTATAAAGATAAAGAACTTTTTTCTGATTTTGATAAAATGAAATATATTAAAGATTATATAATTCGTTGCTTTTCTAATTTTGCTTTGGGATCGAAGGAATTTGATATAAACGAAGATGATTTAAATTCTGATGAATATTCTGATTATATAGAAGAAGAGAATGCAGAAGATGGCAAAGAATCAGAACTTTAAAAATAATTATAGAAAAAATTCAATATCTAAAAATGTTTTTCGTAGACCTAAAGATATGATATTGAAAGAAGAATTAAATGAAGAAAAAAGAAATAAATTTATCTTATGGAATACTTTTTATCGCAGATGTCCTTGGCGTTTTGTAGAAACTTATTTAGGAATAAAACTTTTTCCATACCAAATAATTTGGTTATATTTAATGAGTGTTTCTGATGTTTTTGTTGGAATTTGTTCAAGAGCCGCAGGAAAAAGTTATTTAGTTGCTGTCTTTGGAGTTGTACAATGTATATTATATCCTGGAAGTGAATTGGTGATCGGTGCGAGTACCGTGAAACAAGCTAGTTTAATTATAACAAATAAGGTAAAACAACTTCGAGATCAATCTTCTATGCTTGATAGAGAAATAGATACTGTAACAGCAAATCCAAATCTTTGCCAAGTTACATTTATTAATGGAAGTTCTATGACTGTGGTGGCAGCTAATGAAGGCGGAAAAGGAAATCGTTCTACGTTGCTAAGAAATAAAATTGGCGTTTATATTAGTAATAATATAAATTATTATTGGGCTAAATCGGTAAAATCTAAACTTTTTTATAGCATGACAATACCGAGATAACTTATAATTTAAATAATTATAAGTATTGTAACGCATAGATTCTGAAACTATTAAATAGAATAAAATGAATCCAAGAGAGTCCGATATCCTTATGGGATAAAGATATATGCTGAACTTATAAGAAATTATAAGAAATAAAGGATAAAAAGCCTTTATGATAACAAATTGAATTTTGGACGAATTTCGTCTTCTGAAAAAAGAAATAGTTGATACTATTTTTACACCTTTTTTATATGTTCGCCAAGCTCCTTTTAAAAAACTAAAAGAATATAGTGATTATCCTGAAGAAGAACCTAGAAAATTTTCTATTTCTTCTGCTGGTTTTAAATCTGAATGGTGGTATAAGGAAACAATTTTAGCTATTAAAGATATGATAGCAGAAAAAAAAGTTGGATTTTTTTGCACTGATTATTTAGTATCTGTTAAACACGGTATACAAACTAAAAAACAAATGGAAGAAGCTAGAAAAACTTCTGATCCCATAAGTTTTAGTATGGAATATGAAAATATACCAGCAGGGCAATCAAATAAAGCTTATTTTAAAATTGGCATGTTCCCAAGAGTAATAAAAAAAGCATTTTACCCATTGAGAGATGATTTAATTCCTTTGAAAAAAAATCCTTATGCTATGCCTAAACAGAAAAATGAATTCAGAGTTATTTCTGTTGATATTGCCAGTAGAGATAATAAAATAAATGATAATAGTGTTATAAGTTGTACAAGATTATTGCCTACTCACAAAGGATATCAAAGAGATGTTGTTTATATGGAAAGTTCTCATGGGCAGAACGTTATTTCACAATCGTTAAGAATAAAAGATATATTTTTTGATTTTGAATCAGATTATTTAGTACTCGATTTAGCTCAAAACGGGATAAAATATTTGTCCTCTTTTATGGCAACATAAAAGTAATAAATTGCGAAATTAAGCAAGAAAGCTGAAATGCCAACTTGAGTCCGAAGGCTAAAATAAAAATTTTAGTCAGGCGCAGAGCATAGATTTTGAACCTGTTTTTACAGAATATAATAAATCCAAGAGTTCGCAATATCTTATTAATATTTTGGAGGAATTTTAAATGCTATTACAAGAAACAATAATTACAAATTGGAATTCTAGAACTAAAAAATATTATGAAGAAAAAGGTTATAAATATACTTTTATGGGTGATTTTTTAGAAGTATCTATTTATGATCTAAAAAATAATAGTAATATAAAAGTTTTGATTAAATGTGATTATTGTGGGAAAGAGTATTTACATTTTTGGTATTCTAGAACAAATTCATTATCTAAATGTTTAATTAAAAATGATTGTTGTATTAATTGTATACATGAAAAGAATAAAGAAATTTTTTTAATAAAATACGGTGTTGAAAATCCATTACATGTTCCTGAATTTAAGGAAAAAATGAAACAAACTTGTTTAGAAAAATATGGTAAGGAAAATCCTTTTCAAGTTAAAGAATTTATAGAGAAATCTAAGGAAACTTGCTTAGAAAAATATGGTTTTTCCAATTTTACTAAAACAAACGATTATAAAGAAAAGACTGTATCAACTTGCCTTGAAAAATATGGTGAAACCAGTTTTACTAAAATCAATGAATATAGAGAAAAATATTCTAAGGAAGGTAGTGCTGTATGGAAAGGTGGTATTCATGATATTAGATGGGATAGATTGCAAAAACCTTATAAATTATGGAGACAAAAAGTTTTTTCTAGAGATTCTTTTCTGTGTGTAAAATGTAAAAAAAAGAAAAATTATATAGAAGCACACCACATTTTTAATTGGAATGAATATGAAGATTTAAGATATGAAATAGATAATGGAATTACTTTTTGTAAAGAATGCCATAGCAATTTTCATAGTATTTATGGCAAAAAAAATAATAATTTCTCTCAAATATTAGAATATTTACAAATAAGATAAAAACATATGCCGATCTAATAAGAAAAAAATTATTAGAACATAAGAATAAAAAATCTTATGGATAACAAAAAATGAAGTATTTTTGATTCAATGTCTTCAATAACAAAAAACGAAGAAAGGGATATAGAATATCCTGCTTTTACTGTATTTGAGTATGACACTTTAGATAGATCTGTGATAGATGAATTGATGTCTAGAACATTAGGAATAAATGCTTTGCCTGTAGTATATCCAATATCAGCAACGCAGAAAATAAATAGTGATATAGCAATAGCTTTTCGTTCTGCTCTACAGAAAAAATTATTTAGATTTTTATGTACTGATACTGATGCAGAGAATTATCTTATAAGAAATAATAAAGAGTTTTTAGAAAATAAAAATGAATTTTCTTTCAGACCTTGGCTATTAAATAGCTATGTCCAGCAGGGGTTATTTGTGATGGAATGTGTTAATCTTGAAAGAAAACCTGATTCAATGGGGCTGATTAAATTAACAGAAGGAAATGGAAAAAAAGATAGATATACAAGTGTTAGTTATATGAATTAT